TGCGGGTGACCACATTGCCGAGCTTGTCCGTCTTGGGTTTCCCGTTCTCGTCCACGACATCGACTTCGACGTAGTAGCCCTTCTTGTTCACGATGACTTGCAGAATGACATCCCGTGTGTGCTTGTCGAGAATCGAGAGAGGATCCTGCCGGTGAAGCACATCGAAGACCCCATTCGACTCGATATCCACGTCACGCCCGTACCGATAGGAGCCGATCACTTCGTAGCCGTTCGCATCGGACACCGGAAACACAGGTGTCTGAATCATGAAGTCCAGAGGAGCTTCTTCGCTCGCTTTCGCCTTATCTACGGTGGGGAGCTTCGCACCGTAATGACCACCAAAGAGTCGGTAGAAGTAGGTCAGGATGGACTGGGCATCCCCGTTAGAAACACCACCGGACAGCATCCCCTCAAACCACTCGGACTTGGCCCGCGACATCACAGACCGGTTGGCAACCAACCCAATCGCATCCGCAGCCCGCAGCCAGAAGTCTCGCAATCGGACCTTCTTCGATGACCCCGCCCATGCCGGGGGCTTGTCACTGGCCAGGAGAACCTTCGTGGAGTCCGAGAACTTGTAGTTATCGCCAATGGGCACCGTGATATCGAAGACGGCCCCGCCGACTGTTAGAGTCGAAAACGGGTTCGGCGGTGGGAAATTAGGAACCCGATCTGCATTCTCATCTGCGGTCAGCTTAGCTGTGAGGGCCGAAATACCGACGTTGTTGTTAAAGTCCTCCCACCACACCCCGAAAATATCCGAGATGCTTTGACCCGTCCCGCTGACTCGCTGCACCTCAGTCCGGGCCGATATCTGGAGGGCCTCCCGGATCTGGACTTCAGCGGAAGTGATGTCCCGACGACGCTTGGTGCTCACGATGCGACGGTTGATGCCCGCATCGTGGGTGGCGAACATCAGTTCTCGGATCTCGCTGGTTGGGAGAACCTCCCCATTCTTCTCATCTGGGTTGTTAGTAAGCACCCGGATTCCTCGCTGAGGGATGGTCTCTTGGAGCTGAGCTTCGGGGCGTGTTGTCCCTGGAGGATAGGTGATCTGATTACTGGGCACATACCCGCTCACCGGAAGGTTCTTCCACAGCTTTTCCAAGAACGAGTTCTTGTACTGAATCTGACTCGTGGTTGCCGTCTCTTGGGACGGCGACTGCTCGGCAGCATTCTTGCTCTTGAAGGTCGGCTGCATCTGACCCTGATGTTCGGGGAGGGGGTGGGAAGCCGAGTAGTACCGGAAGTCTCCAGGAAGATTCCCGCTGACCATCGAAGCCTTCTTGTTCGACAGGAGATCGAGCAAGTTGGTGGTGCTCGTCATGCTGGTGAAGTCACCACCACCCCGTGCCGAATAATCCAGAGCATAGGCCGTAGCCATCTTCTTGATGAGGCCCACGAGCCACTTAATTCCAACGTCCTGCTCGTTTGAAAGGAGGCTCTCGAAGTCCTGCTGGCTCTGGGTATAGAGCGCAACAAGTTCCCGGCGCTCATCCTCCAAGAGCTTGATCTCGTCGTTGACCTCCAACACACGCTTCTCGTATGCCTTCTGGGTCGCGTAATTATTCCGAGGCAACGCCCGGACTTCTTCCCGCTTGTAATTGATGCGTGTGTTGAGGGCCTCGATCTTCGACTGCTCGGTAGCAAAGACAGTAGACTGAAGCTCCTGCTCCGCCACATAAGCCTGTGCCGCCGCTCGGAGGTCCAGCACTCCACTGGGCCGTGTGGGAGAACCCGCCTGGGGGTCTGTCGTCTTGTTGAGAGGGTTGTGGAAGTAGACGACCTGGGTCCGGTTGTCATCCAGGTCGATGATGTACAACGCGGACAGGAGATCCCCCGTCAAGTCGAAGTTGCCCCAATCTTTGCCCCCTCGGAACTTCTCGAATTCCTCCGCCGAGGCGTGCCGAATGATCTTGAACTTCAACCCCATGTCGATGAGATTAGCCAGAGTGTCCGGGTTGTCGATCAGCCCTACCTCCGCTCCGACGAGCAGGAACAGCGGGTTGATCTGTTTCGGGTCGAGCGCCATCACCACGTTCGGGAATCCCGATATCCGTGGACGCCCTGCATTGTCCTGCACCACCAGGGGCCGCTCCGGGAAGGAGGGGGTGGAAAGATCGATGGCCCCAATCCCGCTCTTTGACGGATTCCCCGGGGCGTAGAACTTGGCCCGCTTGGCTGTGAGCTGGAGCGTGGTGGATGCCTGCCCACCCACACTGTAACTGTGGTTGAACGAGGGACAGTAGAAGAAGCAGTCCAGGTACACGATGTAGAACGGGTACCCCGGACGGATTTCGGGCCGCATCGGGATGGTCACGGTGGCCGAGTTCATCGGCGCATTCATGATGTCCATTCGGTTCATAGCCGCAAAGAACATCGACTTGGGGTCGTTGAAGTAGGATGTCTCGAAGTCACCGGGACGCCAACCGAACTGAGCCACGAGCCGGTAGTCGATGTACTGGCCCTGCACACCCCACTCACCTTCAAGGCCCGAACCCTCGAAGTTCTTGAAGCCAGAACCTTTGCAGGTCATGTAAGTGACCTGGGGCTCCTGCTCGGTGAAGTTGATGCTGATGATGTCGATGTCCTCGATGCGATACGCCCGCGCACTGGAGGTGTCGAGGTTGTACATCGGGGGCTTGAACACCAAGTCGCCGTCCACGTCCTGGTAGAACTCGAAACCCGTGACCTCCATCACCCGCTGGGCGATGTCCATCTTGGACTCGTAGGTGGACTCGAACAGGTTGAAGTTGCCCCAGTTGCCCACGTTGGTCACGAAGGCCTGCATCTCGACCATGTTCAGTTCAAGGTTCGCTGTCCCTTCCTGTCCAGCCTCCTCGTCACGGCTTCGCCGGGCAGCCAAGAGAGCTTCCAGGCGACGGTTGCGAGTCAGCCCCAACGCGATAGAGGACTGGAGAATCTGGTTCCGGCTGCTAGGGTTCCGGTTGAAACGACCCCGCATGAGGCTCGTGAGCTGCTGGCTGCTCGCTTGACCCAGGAAGGCTGCCTGGGCAGAACTGAACAGCTCCCCAGTGATGCCATGCAACCGGAGCTTCGTCTCTTTGGAATTGAACCTCTGCTCCCAGTACTTGATGTTCATCGAGAACAGACTGTCGCCCGTCACAGGGCTGCGAGCCGCCTGGTTGGTCTTCTGGGACAGAGCCCACGACACACCGGCAGCAGACCCAGCCACATCATTGTGGAGGGCATACAGAATCTCGTAGGGGTGCATCCCTGTGAAGTTGTGGCCTACCACCGATGCCTTGAGCTTCGAGTTCATCGGCCTCGCACCGAACAACGAGGCGTTGGTCGATACCCGGTGGTACTGCCAGAAGTGCAGCATCGAAGCGCACTGAATCGAGATGGTCTGAACACCTGTGCTGTAGGAGTGTCCTACGTTGGTCACGACACCTCGAAAGACATGGTAGTAGGGGTAGGCCAGGACATCTTCCAGCCCGAACCCCGCCATCCCGATCTCATCGAGCAACGACTGGCTGAATGCCGGGTCGACCACGACCTCATTCGACTTCTCCTCCTCAGGCGGAGGAGGTGCCTCCTCTACTACGACCTGTGGTTCCTGCCCAAGCTGCTGCTGGAGGTTCGGGACACTATCCCCGACTGCGGGCACATTGGGATCACCCACCCCCCGGTTCCGGAAGTATGCCCGCACATCCCCAAGGCCATTGTCATTCAGCCAGGACAGAGATTTCCTCGTACTGTCTCGAATCTCATGACCACCTTGACCGTTGGTGTCCACCCACATCCAAGTCGCCGGGGAACCGTCCTTGTTGCGATAACGGTTCATGCCCCATCCGTAGGCCCCACGGAAATCATAGTGGGGAGAAGATGACCCGCCTGGAGGGGCACCCCTCTTGGAAGGATTCCCCTGGTCGTGTGGGCTCGTCCCCTCGGTGGTCTTCCCGTTGATGTAGATACCCTGCCCGCCCGGAGGGAGACGCCCCTCATCAGCAAGCCGCTGTGTTCCAGCCCACGTTTGGAGGTTCGGGACGGTGCTCTTGCCCCCGTTGTAGGTGACGGTGTAATCGATGGCTGACCCAGCAGGATGATTAACACCCCCATCAGGGCCCCGGTGGTGGTCTGTGATGGTGACCTGGGCATCAGGGTACTTCTGCCGCCAGTACTTTTCGATGACCTCAGCCGCACCCGCAGCAATCGTGGCCCGCTGGCTCTCGATCCCGCCAAGCTCGTCCATCCCCCGCCCAAGCCACTTCTCCACCAAACCCTCGGGCACCTTGCTGAAATCAACTCCATCCATCGAGGCCGGGAAGCTATCCTTTTTCGTTCCCGGAACGGGTGAGGCGATGGGAGCGTCACTCTTGACCGTTCCTGCGGAACTGATGCCACCCTTGGTGCTCCGGGGGTCATCCAGGTTCGAGTAGAGGCCCTTCACAGGGAAGTAGCCCCGGTAGTAGATGTGGACTTCGAGGCCCGGACGCAAGATGAAGCGGGCGTCCCGAGCGAACGCCTCATGGTGGTGGACCGGCACCGAAAGAGTGAAGCTGGCCGACATCGCGCCAGGGTCGGTGCCTGCGTCTACCGACACCTCGGTGACGAACTGCTGAATATCGATCTTTCCGTTGCACTTGGGGCACCCAGGCAAGGAGATATCCCCATTGAGGTACACCAGTGCGTCAGGAGTGTGCTGGACAAGCTGCTTCTGCCCCAGCCGCCAACTCCCAACGAATGGTCTGTTCTCTACACCCATCAGCTATCCCGAGTAGGTCTGTGCGACCTTGAACTTGTCCACACGCACGGTTTCTGCCTCTGTCACTGGACGCCCCCCAGAAGGAGGTGCTGTGGACGGAGCTTGGAACCCCCCTGCCGCAGCAGGCTGTTCAGTCACAGGGGACTGCTTCCGGGCCAGGACTTCGGTGGTCGAGGGAGGCGCGAAGTCTGGGTCCACGAATGCCGTCTGGGAAGCATCCTGGGGCAAAAGGCTCATGAAAGCATCGGAGGCACCCACCTCACGGCTCTGTGTCGTGAGCCGAAGCGTGCCGTCGTCGTTGAAGCCCACCGAGAAGTCACCCGGACGGTTCCTCGCTCGGTTAATCATCCCGGCGTAGCGAGGATCACTCAGGCTCGGGACAGGTGACCTCATCGGCAGCACTGTAAAGGGCTGCTGGGAGGTGTCCTGCATCACCGAGACGACGAACTCCAACGAGAACTCGATGCCGCCGCCAGGCTGTGTGTCCTCGTAGGTGTAGTTGAAGGATTCGATGTGCCCGTAGTAAATCCACTGATCGTAGTGGATGGAGAGGGCCCCGACGAAGTGATGGGCGTTCGACTTGTCCACCGTGTTGTAGATGTAACCGTTATTCCGGTACAGGTGGAACAGGTTCATGAGGTTCTGCCAGGCAGCAGAGTCCCGCTTCGACGCGAACTGAACCCCACGCCCACTCGACATGAAGGCACCGCACTTGGCGGTCACGGAGAGCCGAGGCTGTTCTTCGCCCCAGGAGTGGAAGATGTACCCGAAACGTGAACGGTCCTGATACTGCTGGATCTTCGAGATAGCCAGGTTCAGTGTCGAGGGGTTAATCAGCAGCACGAGCGGCGGTGTGTTGATGGACACCGAGAGCTGCCACGCGATGTCGAGTGCGCTCATTACATCTGCGATGGCAGGCTGTCCAAGCCTCGAAGAGTCCTTGCCCGTGTCATCCGCCCGGTCTCCCTTGGACGAAGCGTTCTTCCGGGGGCTGTTGGCGTTCTTGACGACCGCCTCCTGGCCCGAAGACGCATTGGCGGAGATGTTGTTGATGTCCGACTGGGCGAGCCGTGACCGAGCCGCACTGTACCCCGTGGTGCTCCCCTGTGCCGAAGAGTAGGTATCAATGTTGAAAGTGGACTTCGTGATGCCATCAAACCCAGGCTCATTGGCGTAAACGAGCGGCGGCTCAACCTGAATCATGAAGGGCGAGAGCGTCCGTAGAATGCTCTGGGCCTGCGAAACAGGGAGCGCCTGGGGCGGCTCATATTGAAGACTCAGCTCGGGGCCTGTCTGAAGTCCCTGGAATGCCCGTGGCGGGGGCGGAGACTTCACCGACTGGGCGGTGGTGATGGCCCTCTCCTGCTCGTAGCCCTTGTTCGTGGCCTGCGAAACCGGAACACTCACGGTCCCGTTGCCTTCGTTCATCCGGTTCGCCTGTGACTGGCGCAAAAGCTGATCCGCCGTCACCTTGGTTGCAGTATTCTGCGGAGGAACCGGCTGGACGGGGATCTTGAACCCCTCGGTATCAGCCATCATCAACTCCCATCAGGTGAAGGTGTGACAGACACCAGCGGGAGATCCACGGCACCTTCTACACCACTGATCCTTCCGGGAGCCGGAGTCGGGGTCTGACTCAGATTCGGCTGTCCAGGACCACTACTGAAACTCTGGGACTGTAACCGACTGTAGGGCATCGACCGGAATCGCTGGATCTCTCGATCCACGGTAAAGCTCGCTGTCAACTCGAATTGGTAGGGCTTATCAGCGGCCTCGGCCACCCCGAAGGATGAGAACCAGCCCAGGTAGATGCCGCCGTCAAAGGTGATCTTGATGACACCCTGGAACACGACCTTACCCATCACGTCGTACACAGACCCGTTGTTGTGGAACAGGGCTAGGAGGTCGAGGTACTTGTCGTAGGCGATGGTCTCCCGCCGTGTGCCGCCCGTCGCGTAGGCTCCGGGCCCTCCAGTGACGTTCGAGAGGCCACCGTAGAGGCGCATGAAGCCGCCCGTGGCGATGGAGAACTCGATGCCCCTGATGCCTTCCCCCCAGTGCTGCTCCACGAAGCCACCCTTGGTATTGATGCGCTCGATGATCTTGGTGTAGCTGAACGCCATCGAACGGGGATTGACGTGGAGGACCATCTTCAAGTCCTGGGGCAGAATGCTGGTCTCCTGGTCAGGGGCAAGAATGTCAAACACAACGGGGCGCACTCCACGACTCGTGTTGTACTCATCCTCCCCCGACCGGAACGCTGACCGGAACAGAGGGAGGGCTGGAGTGCGCTTCGTCCTTGGCATTACTTCTTATTCCGTGTCTTCTTCGCCGCAACCTTGGCCGCGTTCTCCATGTTCCGCTTCATCGCAGCGGGGTCTCCCGCCGGGAACTCGAATCTGAGATTGGTGTCACCCTCCTTGACGGTGGTTTCCTTGGCTTTCCCCCCAGTCCCGGCCCCCTCCGATTCAAGATCCCGGAGCATCTGGGCCCCTTCCACTCTCAGAGTATCCTTGTAATCCGTGATGGCTTGCTGAGCCATCTGCTGCACAAGTTTCTTGTGCTCACTCATGAACATGCCCTGAAGTCGCGTCGCCTCCTCCACCGCCCTCTCTCTTGCAGTAGTCTCCGCAATACCCGCCTGGGCCTCCTCAATCTCGGGCCTGGTTTTCCCCTTCCCCTCCATCTCCGCTGCCATCTTCTGCACACGTTCACCGAGGATCTTGACGAAC